GATAAATATGCCTCCTCGCCATACGAAATCTGAATTTGCTTCTTATTTATTGCCAGCGTGGTTTTTAGGCCGTTTTCCGCAGAAAAAGGTCATCCAAGCCTCTCATACTGCGGAATTAGCGGTTGGTTTTGGTCGAAAAGTACGAAATTTAGTTGGTCAAGATATTTATGTTGACTTATTTCCAGCTACTGCGTTACAAGCCGACTCCAAAGCTGCCGGGAGATGGAACACTTCTAAGGGAGGCGACTACTTTGCTATCGGCGTAGGGGGCGCAGTTACTGGGAAAGGTGCCGATTTGCTCATTATCGACGACCCTCACAGTGAGCAAGAGGCGACTCTGGCGGAACACACCCCCGAAATCTACGACAAAGTGCATGACTGGTACACATCCGGGCCACGCCAGAGGCTGCAGCCCGGTGGAGCCATCGTAATCGTGATGACTCGGTGGAGTAAACGCGATCTGACGGGCCAAGTGGTCAAATCTAGCCTTGAAAGAGAGGGGGAAGAGTGGGAAGTCATCGAATTTCCTGCAATTATGCCCTCTGGTAACGCACTTTGGCCTGAATTTTGGCCGATGGACGAGCTAAGTAAGCTCCGAAACGAACTTCCGCACTCAAAATGGATGGCCCAGTACCAACAAGACCCCACAGCGGAGGGAAGTGCCATCGTAAAGCGGGATTGGTGGCGTTGTTGGGATGAAGAGAGCCCTCCAGCGTGTAATTTCACCTTAATGTCGTGGGATACGGCGTTCGAGAAGAACAATCGTGCGGATTACAGTGCTTGTACGGTATGGGGGATCTTTTATCGGGCTGAAGATGAGACTCCTGCTGCAGATTCAGAGACAGAGGCGCTTCGTAACAAAGCTAGGACAGGTGTCCCACAAGCAAATATCATTTTGCTCAATGCTTACCGTGATCGGTTGGAGTTTCCAGAGTTGAAACGCAAAGTCATGGAGGAATATAAGGGTTGGGACCCCGATAGCGTTATTATTGAGAAGAAAGCGAGCGGTGCGCCTTTGATTTATGAGTTACGCTCTATGGGGGTACCTGTGCAGGAGTTTACACCGACACGGGGCAACGATAAAATTTCTCGTCTAAACGCGGTGTCAGACATATTTGCTTCGGGACGGGTATGGTACCCGCCACGAAGATGGGCAGAAGAAGTAATCGAAGAGGTTGCGAGCTTCCCTGCTGGAGAACACGATGACTATGTGGACTCGACTTCAATGGCGCTCATGCGCTTCCGCAAAGGCGGATACATTCAGACAGCGATGGACGAGGTAGACGACTACGATACAAACGCACACCGGGCGTATCGTCAGTTTAATAACAGAGCTAGATATTATTAGGGGGATGAGATGGCTGAGAAGAAAAAGAAGAATAAACGGTTGCACCTAGGTGACGAGGGGTACCTCGAAGAAAATCCTTTGCGGGTATTCCGTAGCTATATGTTAGGTGAGGCTGCAGCGCGGGGGCTTAAAGATCTAGGCGTGGGAGGCGCTAAAGCGGTGGGGCGAGGAGCCAGGAAAGCACGCCGTCTTATAGAAGGAGAGATGGATAGGGAAGATATGAGTAGCGCTCTAAAGAGCCAGAGGGAGAGTGCTATAGAACGTCGGAAAAAGCAGACAGCGAAGGCTGCAGAACGTCGGAAGACAGCCCGCGCCGAGGAAGAAAGGCGAAGGACGGATATGTCTGGTCTTCGTGGCGGTGGCAAAGTAAAGATGGGCTACAAAAAAGGTGGCTCTGTTAAAGCTAAATCCATCGACGGTATTGCACAACGCGGGAAGACCCGTGGCACCATGAGGTAAGTTCATGGCTAAAAAGCAAATGAATCTTGTTCAGGAGCAGCTGAAGAGGGCCCGTGCGAAACAAGATGAGCCCTTACAGGAACTACGGCGTGAAATATCTTCGTTTGTCGATCCAGATCCAGGTCTTGAACGTCTTAGGAGGTCTATTGCTAAAGTAGATAAAGCCCTATCCAAAGGCCCTGCGAAAGATCCTCAGTATGGGCAGAAGAAGGGTCGTGTTAAAGGTGGTTTTACGAAGCGGGACCGGGCTGCTTTAGCGAAGGATAAACTTCGTCTAGCGAAAGAGAAGGGCCGGGTTGTAGGAGCCCGTGCTGGGGGGCTTATAAGCAAGAAAGCAAATCTCAAGCACCGGGGCGATGGCATCGCGCAGCGGGGTCTTACTAAAGGACGGATGGCGTGATGGAAGAGAGTGACTGGCGTAAGGCGTTAAAAGAGTTGATTGACGAGCTAACGCCCCACGGTCAGGCTCAAATGTATTCTGATGTGAGGATCGCTCGGAAGCTGCAGAAAGACGGTGTGGTTGAGATGGGTCCTGATAAAACAAAAATCTATTTACATTGAAGGTGATGACGTATGGCCTCAGAAATACCTGACCTAGAGATTGTCCTTCCTGACGGACGCCCTGTATCGGAGCTTCAAGAAGAGGAAGAGGATTTAAGTATGGAGATGGAGTTTGAGGGTGATCCCGAAGGCGACATCTTGGCCGTTATGGAGGTAACAGTATCTGATGCGGATAACCCGTTTTATGCGAATCTTGCCGAAGAGATTGAAGCTGAAGATCCTCAAGTTCTTATGGACACGGCGTCAGAGCTTATTGAAGGATTCGAGGGGGACGTAAGTTCTCGTAAAGATTGGTTGCAGACATACGCTGATGGTATGGAGCTACTGGGTCTAAAGATTGAAGATCGTTCTGAGCCTTGGTCGGGGGCTTGCGGTGTGTATCATCCGTTGCTCTCTGAAGCGTTGGTGAAGTTCCAAGCTGAGACTGTGATGGAGACCTTACCTGCTGGGGGTCCGGTAAAGACGAAGATTATTGGGAAAGAGACCGATGAGAATCGGCGTGCTTCTGTAAACGTCGCAGCAAACATGAACTACTACATACAAGAGAAGATGCCCGAATACCGAGCGGAGCATGAGCGTATGTTGTGGGGTTTGGGTTTAGCAGGGAACGCGTTTAAGAAGGTGTATTACGACCCTTCAACCTGTCGTCCTGCTTCTATATTTGTACCCGCAGAAGACATGGTGGTTCCCTATGGTGCTAGCAGTTTAGATGATGCGGAGCGCGTAACTCATGTTATGCGTAAGACTGAAAACGATATTCGTAAGTTGCAGGTGTCGGGGTTTTACCGAGATGTGGAGCTAAGCAAGCCTGAGGGCGGGTACCTTGACGAGATTGAGCAGAAGATTGCTGAGAACATGGGTTTCAGTGCCTCTTCGGATGACCGTTATAAAGTATTGGAGTTCCACGTTGATCTGAACTTGAAGGGCTATGAAGATAAAGATGATAAAAAGAATGAGACGGGGATAGCACTCCCATATATTGTGACTCTTGAGAAAGGGTCCAATGAGGTTTTAGCGATCCGGCGTAATTGGTTGGAAAACGATCCTAAACGGATGAAGCGCCAACATTTCGTCCATTACCCTTACATCCCTGGGTTTGGTTTTTACGCCTTTGGGTTGGTTCATTTGCTGGGTTCTTTTGCTAAATCAGGGACTTCCTTGATCCGACAGCTCGTGGATGCTGGAACGCTTAGTAACTTACCCGGTGGTTTTAAGACTAAAGGGATGCGTGTTAAAGGCGATGATACTCCCATTCAACCTGCCGAGTTTCGTGATGTAGATATTGCGAGCGGTGCGTTGCGTGAGAACATCATGCCCCTACCTTATAAGGAGCCCAGCCAAGTTTTACTTCAGTTGATGCAAGGAATTGTCGAGGAGGGTCGTAGATTTGCGTCGATTGCTGACCTCAAGATCAGCGATATGTCCTCCCAATCCCCCGTTGGTACGACTCTAGCTATTCTTGAGCGTACTTTAAAAGTGATGTCCTCTGTCCAAGCCCGTGTTCATGCTGCGATGAAGCAAGAATTTAAACTTCTTGCGAAGATCATTCGAGATGATACCCCCACATCGTATTCGTATGAACCCAGTTCTGGGGAGCCCCAAGTCAAACAGGCTGACTATGACATGGTAGAGGTTATTCCGGTATCGAATCCGAATTCTTCTACTATGGCTCAGAAAGTCGTGCAATACCAAACGGTTATGCAGTTAGCTCAAGGGGCTCCCCAAATCTACGATATGCCTGAGTTGCATCGTCAGATGCTGGATACGATAGGCATAGAGAATGTAGGGAAGATCATTCCTACGGAAGAGGAACAGAAGCCTCAAGACCCTGTGTTTGAAAACATGAATTTGCTGAATGGCAAGCCTGTAAAGGCGTTCATATATCAAGACCATGAGGCCCATATAGAAGTCCATACGACTGCTATGCAAGATCCATTTATTCAGGATTTACTTAAGGACAATCCGGCAGCGCCAGGGATGCAAGCTGCTGCACAGGCCCACGTAGCTGAACATCTTGGGTTTTTGTATCGCTCTAAGTTAGAGGAGCAGCTAGGGGTTCCGCTTCCGAAGCCCGATGAAGATGAAACAATGCCCGAAGAAATAGAGCTTCAGTTGTCTCGATTGGTGGCTGATGCTTCTAAATTACTACTACAACAGAACCAAGCTGAAATGGCCCAGAAGCAGGCGCTGGAGCAGGCCCAAGATCCAATGGTTCAGATGCGCCAAGCTGAGCTTGCTATAAAACAGGCCGAAGTTCAGCGTAAGGCAGCGAAGGATGCTACTGATGCGGAAATTAAAGGCGCTGAGCTGGGGCTCGAAGCTGCACGCATTCAATCTCAAGAAAAACAGGCTGCTCTTAAAGTTCTGGCTGATGCTGTGGAGAATGACGAAGAATTGAAGGTTAAGCAGTTGGTAGAAGCTGCCAAAGTAGGGATAGATATAAGTGGGTTCCTAGATTCTAAACTGGCGGAAAGTGAAGAGGTATAGATGAACGCATTGCAGTTGATTGTGGATGAAATAGACACAAAACACAGTTTTCTACTTCAAAAGCTTGGAAGCGGTAGCATTAAAGACTATCCTGAGTATAAATATGTATGTGGCAATGTAAGTGGTATTCTTGCTGTTCGAGAGTACGTACTAACCCTACAAGAAAGGTTAGAGAATGACGAGTGAGATGGCCCAAACTACCGATTCTGACGTTCAGGCTGCTACTCAACTTCCTGAACCCAAGGGATACCACATCCTTTGTGCGGTTCCCGATATAGAAGATAAAT